CGCAACCTTTACTAAAGGCGCGCTGATTGAGATATGTTAGATTTTGGTTCATCTGAAATTATTTATATCAAATGGCCTAATTTTCCACATCAAAAATGCACTTTTTAGTAAATTTGTGAAGTTGCATTAAATTAATTGTATTACTACTTTCATTCTTTACACCTTTATTATAACGACTTTCCTTATGATATTTTCTGATACCAAGAAGGTTGTTTTCTCTTTGTCCAAGTTGCAAAATCTTTATCGTGTATAATATATTGCTTATATTGATCAATAACAGATAGCTTATCAAAACCTTTAGTTTGACGGCATTTACTATCCTTACTAATTGCAACCGTAAATGGTGTTAAACCACGTTGCTCAACAATAGTATGATTTCGATTTTGATCACACCATTTTAAAAATATTGAACTAAAATGTTCTGGGCTACCAACCCATCTAAAATTACGTTCATCAACCATCGCAAGAGCATGGTCAAGTAACCACTCAAAATTTGCTTGTGATTCAATCGTCCAAATAGTACATTGATGTTTTGCATAACCTTTACCTCTACGACGTACTGACCCAGCTTTAGTTCTAGGACATGTCTCATGAGACAACGAGTCCTGCGAAAATGCGTTTTGAAGCATAATGCAGGACTCAATAATCATTTTAGATCTTGCATGTTGATCGCAAAGATTGATTGCTGATACAACAGGATCTTTATCAGTTACAAAAATATTCATAACTGAATTATATTCTATTTCCTAAACCAAAGATCTACTACCTTGAGCAAATTCAATAAACTTATAAAATTCATTTCTACTATTATCACCTGTCTCATGGAATGAACCAGACATACGAGCTGTACGCATAGTTGAATTTTGTTTAATACCTCTCAAAGAACAACAAGTATGATTTGCTTCAACCATAATTGCAACACCTTTATTATTAATGCATAAATCACTAATATATTTGTGAATGCTCATCGTCAAATTTTCTTGCACAGAAGGTCTACGTGAAAAATAATCAACAATACGATTTAGTTTAGATAAACCAATCACTTTACCATCTGGATCTGGTAGATAAGCTACGTGAGCATATCCAAAGAAAGGTAAGTTATGATGTGCACACATACTCACAACAGGTATATTAGTTTGACATACCATACCATCATATTGACCATCATTAGTAAATGCAGTAATTTTAGGTTCATCCATAAAGCAACCTGCTGCGAGATCGTTTACCCATGCTTTAGCAACTCGACGAGGTGTATCTTCCATATGCGGATGATTTTGCCAATCGAAGCCAAGTGCACTTAGAAATTGACCATAAGCTTGCTCTGCTTGTTTAATATCGTATATTTGACTCATAATACTATTATAATATCACATTTCCAATTATCAATAAAATATTTTCAAAAATACTTAGTTGATTTTAACACAACACTGATATTAAGTAAATGAGTATTGGTAAAGCGGACGGCTGGTGAGCCCAAAGGTTCAAATACTCTTTTTCTCTCTTACTCTATATAATATGTTGATTTACGTAAAAAATAGTCTATCATTAAGATATGACATTTAAATCGACAAAAAGGTTAACATTGGGTTCATGTGCATTTAGACAACCGAATGCAGCATTTAACAGAAAAGATGCAGGTAGTAACTCAAAACGGTGTAGTTTTATGCATGGTTATAGATTATCTGCAAAATTTTGGTTTGGTTGCTCAAGTTTAGATGATAAAAACTGGGTTCAAGATTTTGGTAGTTTCAATCCAATTAAAGATCTATTCAAATATCAGTTTGATCACACTACATGTTTAGCAGCTAGTGATCCACTTCTTGCTGAGTTTCAAAAGATTCACGATCTTGGTGGACTTGATCTTAGAATTATGCCATCTGGTACAGGTATTGAAAGAATTGCAGAGTGGTGTTTTCATCAAATGAATGAGTTTGTAACAACTCAAAGTGCAGGAAGAGTGTGGGTCGAAAAAATTGAAGTGTTTGAGCATGAAGATAATTCAGCAATTTATGAACCAACTAACCAACAGGTAGATACAGTACCACTTAATCTACCTGTTATTGCTGCACAAGAGATTGTTGCTCCTGTTGAGACAATGCCTGTACCTATCCAAACACCACCACAACAGTCAACTGCAGCTCACGTTGGTCCTAGAACAACTACTGGTAATTACAGCGGCTTGTTCTCAGGTACAAACTGGGGATGATATTTAGGTATACTTTCCAATACTTTAACAATATGTTTTAGTATTTCAGAACGTACAATTTCGTTTATACCAAACTTTAAGCAATATATCTCATTATCTTTACTAAATGATGTATTGAATGCGTTGAGCACATCTTTAAATCCAGAATTTCTAATATCGGTTTGAAATGTATCACCAACGATTACATACTTGGATTTGTGTCCAAATCTAGTAAGAATAGTAGTTAGTTCTTCTTTACTTAAATTTTGTGATTCATCAACGATTACAAGAGCTCGATTAAAGGTAAGTCCACGACAATAGTTAACAGGTATACCTTTAATCATCTCACTTTTATAGAGGTTATCAGCTGTTGATTTGCTGGTAATTTCTGTAATTTTTTCAATAAGTGGCATTGACCACGGTAAAAATTTATCATTTACTTCACCAGGAAGTGATCCCATCTGCTTTGATGCAGATTCTACAATTGATCTAATATAAAAAATTTGATCAATATAATGTTCTTTTAAAAGATGTAAACCAGCTAAGACAGCAATATATGTCTTAGCTGTACCTGCAGGCCCGTCTACAAATACCATTTTTGTTTTATTTGTTTGCAGCAACTGTAAAAACTCTTTATGTTTATCATTAAACTGGAATGGCGTTTTTATCTCATAATTTAGTACAGCATTTTTATTAATATTTTCATAAATTTCTGCAACTAACTCAGGATTTTCATCCCGGCGGCGAGGCTTTTTGGTCATACAAATATTTAGAGTATTTTACAGTAAAAATGTTGAGATTTTGAAAGTAGCATCTATAATATAAATATGGATTTAGAAAACGAAACTATATTTTTATCTGACGATAAATTGTTTTATACTTTAGAGGGAGAAGGTGAATACATTGGGCAACCTTCTGTGTTTATGAGAATGTCGATGTGCAACTTAACTTGTAAAGGTTTTGCATCAGAAAGCTCGCCGCATGGTTGTGATTCATATATTTCTTGGTCTGTAAAAAATAAAATGACATTTAAAGAAATTTGGGATGAGTTTTTTATCAATCAAAATTTTGCAGCTCATTTAAAGAATGGTGCAATTTTAAAGCTAACCGGTGGTGAGCCTTTAATCCAGGAAAAACAATTACTTAAATTTGTTGAATATTTGGTAGAACAGCTCGGGATGTGTCCTCGAATTGACTTTGAAACGAATGCAACATTACTTCCAGATTCAAGATGGAAAGATTTATTTGACGCTACATTTACAACTTCACCAAAACTTAGACATAATGGTGATCCTGAAGATAAGACATATAAGCCAGAAGTATTAAAATGGCACGCAGTTCATGGATCTGGATTTAAATTTGTTGTTTCTTCCGATAAAGATATTGAAGAAATTTGGAGTAAATATGTAAAAGATGATAAAGGTATCAACGTACCATTATCACGAATTTGGTTTATGCCGTGTTGTGGTTCTCGTCAAGAACATATTGAAAAAGCTCCAGCAGTTGCAGAATATGCAAAAGCAATGAACGTTAATTTTAGTCCACGACTGCATTTGTTAGTCTGGGATCGTGCGCTCAAGGTTTAATATAATGTATCTGAATCATAATATACCAACTATAACATGTTATATTCGTAATGAATACATGTTTAATCATACTAAGGGATTTAAAGAATTTACACTGTGTGATGTACATAGTGTTGCTTCAATTGAAAAACGGGTACCACTTTTTGAAGCATTCTTGGAAAATGGTGTTAACTGGACTCGTAGACCTATTACAGCATTTTGTTGGAAAAAAGATGCACCAGTTCGACCACTTAACGAACATATGTATTGGGATTGTTTTTCTCCATACATTGATGTTCAAGTAAGACATAGACTTGCTGGTCTTAGAGCTGAATTGATGACATTTAAACAAGAAAAGTTAGAAGGTACATATATGTTT